TTCTTTGTACCAAACAGAATACTATGGAGTAACTGGGAAGACTTTATATCAGGCGGAGAAGATGGATTAGCAGACCCAGCATTCCCAGTAATAAAACCAAACGCAACAATAGCAACAGGTTCATTACTAGATTATTTAGGACTACCAACAGGACAAGCAACAGGAACAGATACATTTAATGCTTTACCAATACTAGCATATAATAAGATATACAACGATTACTATAGAGACCAAAACATGGTACCAGTAAAATTAACATCAGATGCAGTTAACGGAGAACAAGTATTAACAGATGTAACAAATCCACAAATGCAGAAAAGAGCATGGCAACATGACTATTTTACATCAGCTTTACCATGGACACAAAAAGGACCAGAAGCAACTATACCATTAGGTACACAAGCTCCGCTTGTATATGGAGACCCAGCTCCACCAACTAATGATATTACATATTTAAAAGAATTACCATCATTAGGAGGTACAACAGTCAAAAATTTACAAGGAGATTTAAGGTCAAATTCATCAGGAGAATTAGTGACACCAGACGGATTAGAACAATTAGGAATAGACGTCTCACAAAACCACTTTACAGATTTATCAGACGCAACAGCATCATCAATTAACGATTTAAGAAGAGCATTTAGATTACAAGAATGGTTAGAAAGAAACGCTAGAGGCGGTTCAAGATACATAGAGATTATCATGGCACACTTTGGAGTAAAATCATCAGACTCAAGATTACAAAGACCTGAGTTCCTGGGCGGAAGTGCAACACCAGTAACCATTAGCGAAGTACTGCAGACCTCGAACACTGCAAACGCTACCGACCCAACACCTCAGGCAACAATGGCTGGACACGGAGTAGCAGTAGGCTCATCCAACAAAGTATCATATTTCTGCGAAGAACACGGATTTATAATGGGCCTAATGACAGTAATGCCAAAATCAGCATATCAACAAGGCGTACCAAAACTTTGGAAGAAATTCGACAAATTCGACTATTTCTGGCCTGCATTCCAATCAATTGGAGAACAACCAATCTATAACGAAGAAGTATACTTCGATTCAACAGACGGACAAAACGATGACGTATTTGGATATACACCAAGATACGCAGAGTATAAATATATAAACTCATCAGTACACGGAGAATTCAGAACAACTTTAAATTTCTGGCACTTGGGCAGAATATTTAATTCAAGACCATCATTAAACCAAGACTTTATAGAAATGGATAACACAGACGTTGAAAGAATTTATCCAGTCAATCAAGATTCAGAAAACCTATATGTTTATTTACATAACAATATCATGGCAACAAGACCAATGGTATACTTTGGAACACCAACAATTTAAAAATAGAAATTATGCCTTACAGTAAAAGAAAACCTATAAAAAAAATGAGAAGCATAGGCTTTAAAAAAAGACTAAAACTTCAAAAAAAGAAAAGTAATAAATACAATTCATTCCGAATCGCAAGAGGAGGAATCAGACTTTAAAAAAAGTCAAAACATATGGCACAGTGCATAACACCTGGAAACAGAACACAAGAATACAAAGATTATAACGGTAGAAACCGAACAATAAATTACCCTTGTGGAAAATGCGTAACATGCCTAAAAAGAAGATCATCTCAATGGTCATTTAGATTAAGTCAGGAAGCCCAAGTCTCATCTTCAGCTTCCTTTCTTACTTTAACATACGCACATCAACCAATATCTGAAAACGGATTCCCAACACTTGTAAAAAAAGACTGGCAACTCTTTATGAAGAGATTAAGAAAAAAATGTCCTTTATATAAACTAAAATTCTACGCATGCGGAGAATATGGAACACAAACATTTAGACCACATTATCACGCCATAGTCTTTAACTTACCACACAGAATAATATCAAAACCCCAAATCATAACTGATTTATGGGGACACGGACACACAATGATTACACATTCAAATGATTTAACAATCAATTATGTATCAGGATACATAATGAAAGACAATATAAAACCCCAAACAAAATGGGATGATAGACAAAGGGAGTTCTCCCTTATGTCAAAAGGTATGGGACTCTCCTACCTTACACCACAAATGATAAAATTCTATAGAGACAGAGAATTAACAGCAATACAAAAAGAAAACGGGCATTTCATATCAATGCCTAGATATTATAAAGAAAAAATATTTGATAAACATCAACTAAAAAAAATCTATACAGATTTACTAAACCACATGGAATATGTGGAAAAAGAACCTGTCAAAATTAGACAGATAATAAATAAACATAAAAGAGAATTAAAAACTAAAAGACTTGCAATATGAAAACAAAAGCTATAAAAGTATATACTTGGTTATCTAAACAACCAAAACCAACTAAAAAAATGTCAACAGAAAAGTTGACTCAACCAGACCAAACCAAAACAATACGTGATTTATTAGACAATCACACTAGAGGAATACCTCTCGGCGTTAAAACACGCCAAGGAGAATACTTCGACACACCAATACCACGCTTTGACGATTTAACAGATATGTTAGAATACAAAGCTCAACTTATGGACAGAAACAAAGAGTTAAATAAACAAATTAAAGCAGAGAAACAAGCTGCTTTAAACAAACTCAAAAAAATACCATCAACTGATCAAGAAGATTTACAATCTTCTAGTTCAGTTATGGAGCCGTCGGCAGACAAATAAATTGGAACAATTTAAAAGCACTAATATACTACTTGATATATTAGTGCTAATTGACACCAAAAAAAAGTAAATGAGTAAAAACCCAACGTAATACAATGGAGTAGGGGCAACGAATAACTAAAAAAAAAGGTTCAATTACAAAAAATTAAAAAAAAAATACTATATTTAATTCACTAGAGGAAAAATGCAAATAACATAATATATATTATAGTTCATTTACCTCAAGAACAATTTAACATAATATAAATAACTCTAAAAATAATTTACTAATGGAAATTAAAAATACAGAATTCAAAACAGAAGACCAAAAAAAGCAAGACGAAACGATACGAAAAATAGTACTATCGCACTGCGTAGCTTGCCACCAACAATTAGACTTACTACAACTTAGACTAATAAATTTCGACGACTTAATAAAAGGCGTCATAGATACAATTAAAACAACAAAAAACTTGTTAGACCAACAAGAAATAATAAAAGACGACCAAAAACCTAAACTTAAAAAGGTATGAACCCAGCATTAATAACAGGATTAGGCTCACTAGCAAGCACATTTCTAGGAAATATAGGCTCAAAAAGCCGTCAAAAATTAGCAGACAGACAAAACGTAGATTTTTGGAAAATGCAAAACAAGTACAACCTACCTAAAAATCAAATGCAAAGGCTAAAAGATGCGGGATTAAATCCCAATCTTATATATGGCTCGTCACCAGCTGGAGCTTCAGGCTCCGCTGGTTCAATAGCTCCTTCAAAGGCAGCACCTTATAACTTTCAAAACCCTGTACCACCATCAAACTTGTTAGTAGCATCTCAAGTTGAACTTAATAAAACACAAGCAACTAAAAATTTAGCTGATTCAGCTAAATCAGGCGCAGAAAAAGCTAAAATCAATGCACTACTTGGAGACCAAGTAAAACAATTACAAATTGGTAACGATATAGCAAATATTAAACTAGAAGTAACAGGAAAAACTAAACAATCTCAAATAAACCAGATTGTAGCAAACGCAAATATAGCCGAACTAGGCGCAGTTGTAAAACAAACAGAAGCCGATTACGCTAAAAGAGGCTTAAAGATGGACACTATAGGTCAACTAATGACCTCACTTAACTTAAGTCCAATAAATTCAGAAGATCAAAAAATCATAAGAGCTCTTATAGGCGCATGGTATGCAGGAGGTATGTTAAAAAACATATTAACCCCTGCCCTAGCCGGAAAAGCTCAAAAATTCATAAACAAATAAAACTATGTCAATATTTTCAAAGGTAGCAATGCCAAAACCAGCGTCGAATACTTTCGACCTATCACACGATAGAAAATTCTCCATGAAACTTGGAGAAATAACACCAATATTAATAAACGAATGTGTCCCAGGAGACAAATTCAATATATCATCAACAAACCTATTAAGGTTTGCACCATTAATCGCACCAGTAATGCACCAATCAAGCGTATATATACACTTTTTCTTTGTACCAAACAGAATACTATGGAGTAACTGGGAAGACTTTATATCAGGCGGAGAAGATGGATTAGCAGACCCAGCATTCCCAGTAATAAAACCAAACGCAACAATAGCAACAGGTTCA